CGTTTATGCAGTCGGACTTTTCCCAGAAAACAAATGCCGGCAGTTTAGGAGATTCAGAGAAAAGTTATGAGACCATTATAACCTTTAAAGTGCAAGGATACATCATTGGAGCCGACAAGAATCAGGAGACTCCAAAAGTGGTCATCGAAGAAGGGATTGCGGAGATTAAAATATCGAGAGAAAGAGTCATTGTAGGAGACATTACGGTATTTTCTGCTGACGATGATGATTTCCGAGAATTTTAATTTAATCAATTGAAAAGGAATTTTGGGTTTTACACTTTTTGAGAACTATTTACTTACGATAAAATAGTGTAAGACTACGCACTAATTAAATAGTTTTTAAGGTAGAAAAAAGGAGACAGTTAGAATGTCAGTAAAAGGTTACAGGTTCGTTTCGCCCGGAATTTTTCTTAGGGAGATTGATAAATCAGTTTTGGAGCCAGCAAGGCCGGAGCGCGGCCCGATTGTCATCGGTCGCTTCCCTACAGGTACAGGCATGAAGCCTCGGGTGCTTGAATCGAAGGCAGACTTCCTTGACTTGTATGGATATCCCCATCCCGGTGGATCCTCAACAGATGGATGGCGAGGCGCCGCTCATGGTGGCCCGACGTATGGTGCGTATGCAGCATATGCATGGCTTCAAAATGCCGCTTCCCCCGTAACGGTTGTTCGTCTTTTAGGCGAAGCCAATAACGCCGCCACAACTGCTGGCGCTGCAGGTTGGGATACTAAAAACAGCGCAGGCTCTTCTGTCACTCATGTTGTCGACACAACCACTAGAGGCTCCGGACGCGCCACGAACGGCGGCGCCTATGGCCTCTTTATTAGCAATAAGCCCGCCACGACGTCCGCATACCATGAAGGAACCGGTTCGCTAGCTGCAGTGTGGTACCTGACGGAAGGCTCTATTCAGCTTGCAACTGAGGCGCCATTCTTGCCCGCCGGGCAAGGTCTTACGGAAACTCCACATTCCGGCGCCGCAGGACTTTTCATCTCGCAAACTGGCTCTGGTGGAACTACATACAACCCTTCAACTTTTCGAGCCATTATTAAAGATGGGTCCGGGAATACAGTTAAAGATGCTGTGTTCGATTTCGTTGAAGGTGCCCACGCTAGCGGCGTAGAGTACATCCGTCAGGCTTTCAATACTGATCCTGCTGCTACGAATGGTACTGTTAACGCGTCTGCAGATCGAGCAACGTACTGGTTGGGAGAGACTTTTGACCAAATGGTCGATAAGAAGGTGCACAGCACCGGCTCAGCCGGGACTGCCGCTGCAGCCGAAGGGGGACAGGTAGGTCTCATCTTAGGCTTGGGTAACTCCAATGCAGAATGGCAGCAGCACAGAGAAGATTGGGCCAACGCGAAGACAGGATGGTTTATTTCACAGGACGTCGGCAATGCATCGGGCTACGATGCTAATGCAGCACAGAAGCTGTTTAGATTCCACGCTCTCGACACTGGCGAGTGGGCACAGAACAACCTTAAGATCTCTATTGAAAACATTGCAGAGTCTGAAAGTTCGACATATAGATACGGAACGTTCGATGTGATCATCCGCTCCTTAGGAGGCAAAGATACTGGAAACGCACTAGAATCCTTTACTGGCCTCACGTTGGATCCAGATAGCGAGAAGTATATTGCTAAAGTAATTGGCGACAAGTATGTGCAGTGGGATTACGATGGTAACGTTAATCGTGAGTATGGTTCTTTTGACAATGCTTCGATTTATATTCGTGTAGAAATGAATGAGTCGGTGAAAGCTGGAGCAACAGTTGCGAAGCTTATACCGTTCGGTGTATATGGCCCACCTAGGTTTCAAACATTCTCAGTTGTAAGCGGTTCGACAACTTTCAAGGCCGCCCATCCAGACGAGGCTATTACCGATGCTTTCGTGGAAGGTTCGGGCTCGATTCCAGATGTACTCATGTGGAATGCCTCTCTTAACGCGATAGAGATCTTCCCAGGCCAGGACACGTCCCTCGGCCTCATGAAAGCTGGCAGCAATATTGTGTTTCATCAGGCAGAAACACACAACTATACTTTTGACTTCCCCGAGGTAAGACTGGTACAGACCGGCGCCCTGGATGGATCTCAACATCGCCACATGGGCATTAACTGGTCGCAAGGTAGCACTGTAGGATCGGATACCCCGAACTTCAAGCTCGACGAGAGTATCAAAGATGCAGTTCGCAGGCTTCCCTCTTATTACGCAGCCGATGCAAAGGCTGATGATCCTTATGGGAACGCCATGGAATATTCTTGGATCTTTACACTGGACGATCTACAATTAGAAAATAACGCAGGAACGACTTCTCTTCCGGAGCCCAAAGCATACTATGTCTCTGGATCCAGAAAGGCTGCAACAAGCTGGACAGCAGCTTCTGGTGCTTTTGGCGGGTCTGTGCACACTTATGGCCTTTGCGATATCGGCTATGATCGGTTTAGCACAACCTTGTGGGGCGGCACTGATGGCTTGGATCTTCAAGAGGCAGAGCCGTTTAGAAACTCCTACTTGGATGATGCATCTGGAGATCGTACGGGAAACTACGCATACAACACGATTCGAAGAGCAATCGACATGGTTGCAGATCCCGAGTACGTTGAGTGCAATAGCATGCTCATGCCCGGCATTACAGAAACTAATCTCACCAAGCGGCTAATTGACGTGTGTGAAGCTAGAGCAGATGCCTTGGCTATCATCGACCTGCCCTCAGGATTCACTCCTTACACGGAGTCCAGCTCGACAGAGATCAACAGACGCGGATCCGTCTCGGCTGTGGTCAGCTCTCTTAAGAGTAGAGAACTTGATAGCAGTTATGGTTGTGCCTATTACCCATGGGTGCAGGTTAAGGATGTATCCTCTACACGCAGAGTTTGGCTCCCGCCTTCCGTTATCGGACTAGGTGTTATGGGCTACTCGCAGGCAGAAGCAGCAGTTTGGTTTGCCCCCGCTGGATTCACGCGCGGCGGCCTGTCCAATCAAGGCTCTCGCCCTGGAAAAGCCGGTCTCAAGGTTCTGAACCTAAGAGAGAGACTGACAACTTCAGATAGAGATAAGCTTTATGCTCAGAATATTAACCCAATCGCTAAATTTCCTGCCGAGGGAATCGTGGTCTTCGGTCAGAAGACCCTGCAAATGACTCCCTCTGCTCTCGATAGGATTAATGTGAGAAGGCTTCTCATCTATGTCAAGAAAGAGATTTCCATCATCGCAGCTACGACGATCTTCCAGCCAAACGTTCAGGCAACTTGGGATTCGTTTAAGCAGTCCGCGAATGACTTATTGGCAGACGTCAAAGCTCAGTTTGGTCTCGAAGACTACTTAATTAAGCTTGACGAGACTACGACAACAGATGATCTTAAAGATCGAAACATTCTATACGCTCAGATATATCTGAAGCCGGCCAAGGCAATTGAGTTCATTGCAGTCGACTTCATCATTACGAAGAGCGGAGCATCTTTCGATGATTAAAAAAGGATATAATCAGCAGATGAAACTATATAACAGTACAGGAGAAAGAAACTAATGGCATCAGTATTTTGGAAAAGCGCGAAACAAGAGCCGAAAAGAGCATACAGGTGGTATATCAGCTTTACTGCTGGAACCTTTCCTGATTTGATGTATGCTGCAAAAAGAGTAGACAAGCCGTCGATCTCTGTCTCGGAAGCAGAACATACTTATCTTAATCACAAATACTACTATCCTGGCCGAGTTGATTGGTCTGAGGTGAGTGTCTCCTTTGTTGATGTAGTTGGCGGTGATGGCGCCGCAGATGCGTTCCTTAACGCACTTAACAGTGCAGGCTATGTAATCCCTAGTGCCGCATCTGCAGACCAACTTGTCACGCTTGGTAAGTCTTCGATGCATGACCAAATCGGCGATGTCGTCATAAGACAGGTTAATGCTAACGGTGATGAGATTGAAGCATGGACTCTTAAGAACGCTTGGTTTAAGACCATCAAAGTGGGTAGTCTAGACTACGGCAGTGAGGAATTGTTAAGTTGCGATGTTTCGATTCGTTATGACTATGCAACCTATGCGCGCACATCCACCGGCGCCTCTGGTGCACCCGACAGCGACCTTTCATCCTTGGCAGGTTCAACCATCTGGGGCGATTCCGACGCAGACAGCAACGGCGAAACATAATAAATTTAAACTTTCACACATTATGGTGTAATATAAAACTTCTAGACACTAAAACGAGAGGTGAGAATGTCAAGAAATAACTCTGGACGGTTTGGTGCGCAAGCCCCGGACGATAACGCTCCAGCTGCAGCAGCCACACAACAATCTGTGCTGCCCACACCGGCTCAAGCAGCCGATAATAACCCACTTTCTTTTGTTGTGCCAACAGAGTTTGTTGAGTTGCCGAGCCGAGGGAAATACTATCCACCCGGCCACGTCCTACACAATGCCGAGGTAGTTGAAATAAGACACATGACGGCAAAAGATGAGGATATTCTAACATCCCGCTCTCTTTTGCGTAAAGGCTTGGCCATTGACCGACTATTGCAGAGCTTAATAGTAGACAAGCGCATTAAGATGGATGATCTTCTGGTCGGCGATAAGAGCGCGGTACTGATCGCGGCAAGAATCCACGCCTATACATCAGAATATCACACTCAGGCTGCCTGTCCTTTCTGCGGAGCCACGGGAGACAACTTGATTGATTTAAACGACGTTAATTTAAGTTATGGCGAAGAGTGGTCCGACTTGGACATCGAAGGGCCTACCGAGACCAACACCTTTTTGATCACTTTGCCAACAACAAACGCAAAGTTTGAGGTTAAGTTGCTGACCAGTGCCGACGAAAAGCGAGTCGCGAAGATTTTGGAAAATCGCAAGAAAGCTAAGATGCAGGAGAATTCAGTGACGCAAATGCTTAAGCAGATTACTGTTTCTATTAACGAACATGCAAACAGGACAGATGTTAACAATTTTATTGAGAATATGCCGACTATAGACTCTCAATATCTCCGCGCGGCATACAACAGGGTGGTACCAAACGTAGACATGACTCTTCCATATCATTGTGAAGAGTGCGATTCAGACTCTACACTGGAGGTTCCGTTTACAGCGGAGTTTTTTTGGCCTAAGCGAAAGCTACATGGCTGATGTTTATGAGCAGTTTTTTCTGCTCAAATATCACGGAGGGTGGAGCTTGATTGAGGCCTATAACCTACCGGTTGCCCTACGCACATGGTTTATCAAGAGGCTATCTGAACAGATTGAAAGTGAAAACGAGCAGATAAGAGAGGCTCAAAGACAATCCAGTTCTAAGATAAAAACTTCATACGGACCACAGCGTGGGTGAAGTCTATGATTGAAGGCCGGTTTTCCGGCCTTTATTTTTTTAATTAACTATTTATTTAGCGAGAGGACCAGACATGAATCAAGAGAGTACACTCAAAGAGGACAAGATTACACCAGTTGTAGTCGATCTTAATGCAGTCAAAGCCGGTAAGGTTAATGAGGGCGGATTCCTGCGCATGTTTGGTTGGGCGGTAGAGACGATCCTCAATAAAATGTTCAGCGGTGGTACGATTCCGGTTTCTGTCAAGGGATCCCCTTCTCAAGTTAAATCTTTTGCTCACACGCTAGGAAGCGAAAAGAGATATTTGGATTCTTGGAAGCGATTTGGGTTAGATGATCCAAGGACATATAAAAACAAGGCAGAATTAAACAGAGCCATAGTTAAGTTTGAGCGCCTTACAGGATTGTCGTGGCCGTTCGACTAGGAACTATAATAAATGGCAGATAAACCAGCAACCGAAAGAGACGTAAAACTCACAGAAGAACTGACTGCAGCTTCTGAAGAGTTAGCGAAAGTCCATGAAAAGAACGCCGCAATATATTCAAAATTAGCTTCGGCGATGAAAGGAACGGCACAGGCGGCCGCTTACGCAGAAAAGGCTTTTGAAGAATCGAAAAAAGCGGCAGAGATCAAGGTCTCGGTATTGACGCAGGCTCTAGAAGCCGAAGCCGCTCTCGGAGGAGCTACCGAAGAGACAACGGCAAAGCTTAAACAAGCTACTAAAGCCTTGACGAAAAAGACTAACGAGCAAAGGGCTGCAAGTACGATAACGGATGCGGCTGCAAAGGGTCAACGCAATCTCGCGGGCGCCCTGGGCATATCGACGGACGCCACAGACAACTTTGTCTTTCAAATTGGTGCAATGGTTGCGAAAATGAGGCAAGCAAGCTCCGAGGGCGACAGGTTTTCTGGTATACTGAGTATGGGAGGCAAGGCAGCCAACACAATGGCCAGCTTTTTGGAGCAAGGTCTGATAGTAGCTCTAGGCAAGGCGTGGCAGAACACGATGCAGTTAAACTCGGCGCAATATGACTTCGCCAGATCAATTGGCGCTTCTGAGGCCGCGTTGAAGAACTATAAAGATCAAATGTCAGCAGTTACAACGGCCGGCCTTCGGGCAGGTGTTACCGCTGAACAAACCGGAGAAGCCTACTCTGAATTATACAGGACGGTTACCAACTTTACGCATATGCAGCCGCAACAGCAACAAGCCTTGTCGCAAACAACCACGTTGTTAATGCAAAATGGAACTGCAGCGAGTGATTTGGCACAAAGTATGCAGATGCTTAATAAGGTGACTAATCAAGCCGGCGAAACCTTAGCACATTCTATGCGTAGATTGGAATCATTCTCCCGTGCGCTTGGGGTACCCCCGGCTATCATTCAGAGAGATTTTGCTGCAGCTAGTATGAATCTGGCCATATATGGGGATCAAATGGTTAACACCTTCATGGACCTTGCCGAAACAGCCAAGCAAACCGGCCTTTCTATGAACCAGTTGATGACGATTACCGGTAGGTTTGATACTTTCGACGGCGCCGCAGATGCAGCCGGCCGACTAAATGCTGTTTTAGGTCGCGATCTCTTTAACTCGCTGGATATGCTGCTTACCACCGACCCCACGGAAAGATTTAGAAAACTCAGACAAGGAATCGAGGCCGCCGCCGGCTCTTTCCAAGAAATGAGTTATTATGAAAAGAGAGCAATTGCAGACGCCGCAGGCTTGGCAGACGTCGGAGAATTGGCTCTGCTGATGTCTCGTCGCTTAGAGCAGACCTCCCAGGCCCAGCAAGCCAACGCCCTCACCGCCGACCAGATGGCTGATCAGCAGGCTAGATTGATGTCTATACAGCAGAAATGGCAGGCTACTCTGGCAGCCCTCGCTGGCCACTTGGAGCCCCTCATGGACAAGCTCGTCAGCTTGGTAGAATGGATTAATAGAAATGCGGACGCGATTCGCTCATGGATCCCGAGACTTGTTAAATTATGGGGGGTCATGAAACTGGTCGGGGCCATTCTACCACTAGTACAGACCTACCTTATGGCAACTGGTGCCGCAGCAATGTCGGCAGCTAGCAGTTTCGGCGTACTCACAGCTTCTATTTTAGGTCCCGTAGCTTTGGTTGCTGGTTTAAGTGCTCTAATAGGGGTGCTGTTTAAACCTAAGGCTTCTCCTTCGCTATATGATGGTTTAGCAATTCTGCCCGGCCGCCTAAGGGCAAACGCCGCCGGCGCCCGAGAAGCTGGAGCAGGCTTCCGCTCAATGGGAGATGAAGTAGCTCGCGTTGTCCCGGCAACTAGTCAGGCATTAGGCGTCATCGGCCAGTTTGATAGAGTCGACACCAACCACATGGATAAGATCGCGACTTCTATTAGAGGAATCTCCAGCGCCATTAACAGTGTTGATACCACCAAGTCACTGCAGTTTCGAGCTAATGTTAGCACCCTAGCTAGCACTGAGATGTCGCAAGTCGTAACAGCCGCAGTCAGACTCAAGCGAGACGACGTTGCCGTGGTGACCGATCTAGTAACACAGGCAAACAAATTAGCAGCCGCCAGCACGGTTTCCAGGGGTGACGAGATGAGCGCTCTGGTGCAGAGTGTCGCACAAATTGCACGGATCCAAGGATCTGGTGGCGGAGCAGGAGGAGCAGCACAGAGCACACCCATAGTGGTAGAGAACACTCTGAAGTTGGACGGCCACACGCTTGATCGCCATATCCAGAGAGTCTCCAGAAAAGAAATAGACAGACAGTCTCGTTCATAGGTTCAATAAACCATTTAGATATCTAATTATAGTAGTTATGGCAGAACCCACAAACAGTTCCCTTGTTCCAAAATTAGTAAGCGTTAGCTGTACAATAGCTGTTGTGCACGATCATCTTTTAGGTTGGGATAAGGAAACCGGCTCTTGGTTGCATGACTCACCGGATATGAAGGCTTTTCCTTATGGCTTATCTATAACCGACAGCGCCATAATCAACGGCTCTATGGAAGACTCAAATTTACAGGACACTATGTCTGCCACTAACTTTGGCGCTGGCACTAAAGAATATGGGGACATGCCTCCGGACGATTTAGACAAGTGGCGCCCATGGGAAGGTACCGCAGCCCCGACAATATTCCAAAGCGGAATGACCGTTGAGGCTGCATATGCCAATTCGAAACAGAACTACATAACTATAATGAATATCAACAGCGGCATGCGCATCAATTTTAAAGCTTTCTTAACTGGTCTATCAGACAGCTTTAAAGTTAGCTGGGACAGTACTAGTGCGTATGGTAGAATGGACCCCATCAAATCGTTCCAAGGAACATCAAGGTCGGTTACATTGTCTTGGGACGTCCCAGCCGCCAACATAGAGGAGGGGGTGCAAAACTTGCGCAAATTTACAAACTTTGCAAAAATGTTGTACCCACTATATACTAAACAGGGGAATGCTAGCTCTATGCTGGCGCCTCCGATGATGGCGGTAAGGATGACAAATTTAGTGTGCCAAGGACCAATCGGATCAATACGAGGATTGACCGGCACCCTGAGTGGGTTCACCTTTTCACCAGATTTGGATTCTGGATTTTTTGAAGTAAACGATGCGAGCTTGTTGGCGGATTAACATGAGGGAGAGTGATTAATGAAACCGAGTACTATATTATTTGACTTAGGCATGACAGTCGAGTCCGTGTACGCCAATGCTAACAATTATGTGCTCTCTTTCCACGGATTCTATAATGGTATAAGAGCCGATTTTAAAGCTTTTGTAACAAGCTACTTGGATGACTACTCATCTCAATGGTCTACGGAACAACCTTACGGAAAGGCAGATCCCAGAAGACAATTCGGACACACAAGCCGTTCTATTCAGATAGCGTGGGATATCCCGGCAGCTAACGAAGCTGAGGCGGCAGAAAACTTAAGAAGAGTCTCTGCTCTGGCACAGATGTTGTATCCGGTGTACGAGAATCGTGGATATAGCGAGGCAGACAATAATGAAAGGTGGTGCGTTGCAGCACCCCCGCTTGTCGTTGTCAAATTTGCTAACCTTATACAAGGAATGAAGCCAGATGGGCTAAACTTGGCCGGCGGAGACATTCTACAGAAGCGATTTCTAGGCTCGACTGACTTGCCGGGACTCATCTGTACTATTGAGGATCTCACCATTAGTCATAACGTATCTCCCGGATTTTTTGAGATGGGTGTGGAAACACTATATCCAAAGTTAATGCAAGTTAGCTGTACGTTGACTGTATTGCACGAAGTATCTCCGGGAATAGTCGCAGATAAGTATGGCCGGCCCCAATGGGAGAAAACCTTTGGTCATAACTATGGCGTCAGATATGGCGAGACTGATGGCCGTGACGGAGTTGCGGGGGATCAGGATAATAGTTTGGATTCTTCTGGCGGCATTAGCGATATTTTAGGAGGAGACGGGTAAACATGTCAAAGTCTAGATACGCAAAACGAAGAAGGTTTAGAAACAAGGAAGAGCTTTATGAATCGCTTTTTGAGGAGCGCGGAGTCAAGCACATCGACCAGTACGAAACTCCTACAATGCCCTATCCGGACGCGCAACAAAGAAAGACGTTGCGCCACCATACTCATATCTGGGGGCAGGGAGATCGATATTGGAAACTCGCCGCGCACTATTACGGAGAGCCGAAGTACTGGTGGATTATTGCATGGTATAACTTAAAACCTACAGATTCACATTGTAGAATAGGAGACAAGATATTTGTCCCCAAACCTTTAAAAAGAATATTATCTTATTTTAAAATTTGAAAAGAGAGTAGAAGAAAATGTCAGGAAATAGAAGACAAGGAACAAACGCTTCTTCACGCGGAGAGCAAAAGAAATACAGAGAGCAGTGTATACTGCTGCATCACATGATAGAGCGTGATGGTACTGACGAGCCTTTGCCTGCAATGAATGAGTCATGCAAATATACCTCTTTTCTCCCCATCAAGGGAGACCCCACAACGATGATGAGCGTCATAAGTGGTCGCGCCGGATTAGAACCTTTAATGAACTTGACTCCTTACCAGATGTCCTTCCTTGTGCCCAAGGTAAAGCTGTATAAGACATATGTTCAGATGGATGCCAGCGGAACCATCCCAGAGAAGGAGTATGATTTGGAACTGCTGTTCCCAGATAGTTTCTCTGGCCTAGTGGGTAGCGATTATGACAGTTCCAGTGCTACAACTTTTGGTGAGGACGGAAACCGAATCGAAAGAATGCTGACTTCTAGATCTGGCCGAGGTACTGGCGTGGGCATTCGACAGTTTAGCTGGCGTTACCTTGGTACCAACCCGGCCGAAGCTTCCAATTTATTAGAGGCCAATCTATCTGTACACTTTAGTGATATGCGTGAACTATTTGAGTCACGCGGCCCATTTAAAGCACAGGTTGGTACGATCATGGATATGGATGCGAAGTCTGAACAGATAGACGCTTACTATCGCTATGTAGATCTGATCATGCGAACCTCTGTGCACGGAGAAGGTCCATCGGCGGTACCTGATGATAATACGAGCGACGTTTGTAAGTGGGCTCACCTGTATGACCCGACTTATTTTGAACTTAAGGCTGTTGTAGGGTGGGCCTATAAAGACGGAGCCCCGTTCAGCGACGATCAAAGAGCCTCACTGGAGAGTTGTTCTCTTATTTTGTATCTGACGATTGTAGATCATGTCATAAATTACAATGAAGATGGAACAGTTTCTTTGGATATAAAGTATAAAGCTGCTATTGATACTCTACTAGACGATCCGATTGCGGATCTGTTTTTGACTCCGTTTGAGAGAGCGCGCCAAGCCGAAATTAATGCGATGATAGGATCTGCTCGGACTGGGCAGGATACATATAACACGCAAGGCGGCGCCGCCCCGGCATCTGGAACAGGAATAGGGTCCTATAGTTCTTCCGGCAACGATGCAGCTACGTCGACAGAAGACACTCAGTTGATTGAAGCACTGGAAGATGAGCTGGCACGCCTTCAGTCCACTGCCAGAACGAATGGGTATAGAACAATGTCTTATTGGACGTCTGACAAGGGAGGTTTAGCAAATGGGGTCGAGAACTATAAAACTAAAGGTTCCGGCAAGAAACTAAACGCTGCCGCACTTGACGCATCCCTTAAAGGCAGGGAGGCACCTTATGATTACGGACCTATGCACGGATCGACAAGTGCGGATCCCGAG